AACGGTGACCAAAAACACCAAATCCCAGAAACAACAAAGCCCGGTCCTTTCTGAACCGGGCTAAGTCGTTGAAAAATATGGTCGGGACGGAGTGATTCGAACACTCGACCCCTAGCACCCCATGCTGGCGGACGTTCCGAAACCCGTTACACAACAGCTGTTTACGTAGGCGCCCACTGCAATCGACGCCTAACGATGTTGAACAAAGATTCACGAATCCCCGCAAATCTCCCTACAGGCTTTCGCCCAGAAAGTCCCTGCCTCGGCGTCCCTGCCGACCGAACACAATCCCTTATCGAATCGTAAGACGGCCAGGGTTAGATGCCCCGTAGGTCATCAACTCGCCATTTTCCCACCATGTAGCAAAGTTGACCCCGACCCGACCTGGCAGTGGCGCCTGTGTGGTGTCAACCGCGAACGGTTTGTTTTTGCTCGACCCGGAAGGAAGCGATAGGAATCCGGTGATCATGCAACCCTTTGGCGAGATCCCAGGGAGTGCATTGCGGCGCTCAAGCACCACAGAGCCAAGGGCGGAAGTACCGGTCTGCTTGACGAACACGTTTGTCACATGGACGTGATCAACGTCAGTGATCAACACCGCAGCATCCCCACAGTCCCCGTACACGCCGTCCACCTCGACATCAAAGCTGCCAACTCCGAAAAGGTCGATAATTTGCCCAGTAACGCTATCGCCCACGTTATCAATGAAGCGATTTCTGCCGTATGAGCTGACCAGTTCATAGCAGTCCTCTGGCGCGCCAAGAGCCCAGTTTTCCTGGATGGTCATCCCAGCACTTTCCCAGAACTCGCAGACTTCATTACCAGCCTGGTTGCTCCCGGCCCCTTTCTGGAAATAGCAGCGATACACAGTAACGTCACTTGTGCGCCGCCACTCAAACAGGCGTCGCTCTGCGGCACTCCCTTCGAATGAGCAATATTCGAAGATGCAGTTGTCTGCGCCGTTTCCGTAACAGGCCGTCTGGGTAACGCCGGCGGTATAAGTGAATCGAACGTTCTTGAAGTGGCTGTGCCGGATCATGTTTGGAACTTGGCTGAATATATCGCCAGGTTTCAGGTAATTCAGATCGCCAATCCCTACGGCGCAGCCGCCAATGATACTGTCTTGAACTTGCAGGTAGTCGATGGTCCAGCCGTTGCCAACGTGCCAATGGAAGTGTCGAGACAGGAACGAGCAGCGATAAATCTCTACCTCAAATTGACCGGCAGCTGCCGCGTAGAAAACGCCGTTTGTTGTCCCAGTATTGGCGTTACCCTGAACAATACAGTCAGTCATCTTCACCTTTTTACTGGTGAGCCCAGCGCCAACAAAGATATATGTAGATATTCCAGATATTTCGCAATTTTTAAACTCGATTGATCCAGATGAGACTTGAGTTAGGGACTCAAGGAATCCTCCAGCCCCACCGGCCCCCGTGAACCTACAACGCTCAAACAAAACATTCGTGCCGAAAGCTGCCATGTTGATGAACGAGGAGCCATTGGTGGCACCTGACAAATAGCAGTTGTAGAACTTTACGAAATATGTGGCCGCCGGGTCATTCAATACGATGCCAGGCGTACCGCTGATCGGCGTGATATTTCGGTTTTTGATGACATAAGGATCAAGTTGCGTCCCGGTACCACTTCCTGCCACTGCTGCCGCGCTGGCTGCTGACGTGATTGAGATAACTGCCGATGTCACTCTCGGATCAGTAGTAAGACCGACTTGCGTCGGGTCTGCGGGACCAAGAGTAACCCAGGGTTGGCAGCCCGCTTTTCGTCGAATCCGCTCAGCCTTGAACATCGCCTGAAGGCGAATCATCTCTGCCAATGGCTCTGAACCAATCTTGGTAGTAATTTCGGTTCCCTGGGAGACGAACTGATCAACATCCCTTACCCAGCGCCCGGTGGTGACGCCGGTCACCTGAACGATGTACTTGTCGTCTGCTACGGCCGTGCTGGCTGGTTTCCAAAGGAAGTTACCGCCTAGGCCTGGAGACTCTGCGAGGTAGATGGTTTCGCGGTTATACACGCCGCGCAGAGTTTTTAGCTCTGCCAGGCTGTTGATAGTCCGGTTCGCGCGACCAATGCCTGCGGCCCCCTTGGTAGGGTCGCTGATATCGGAGAGACTTTGCAGTGGCCGAGATACGCCATCAGGATAGGTAAACTCAATATCCTCTGCTCGCTTCGGCAGGATTGGCAGATACTGGTCCCAGATCAAGTTCCCGGCTGAGTCACGAAGAACCTGGCGATATGCGGAGTCGCCATAAATTGACGCCTCGCCGCGAGCATCCAGAATAACTGGATTGGTGTTCAACACGGTCTGGTTAAAGTCTTGCCAGGTATCCTTTGGCGTCGAGGTACCCGGCGCAAAGAAATACACCTTTCCGCCAATTAGCGGGCGGCCGTTGGCGTCAGAAAACGCCTGTTTCCCGTTTTGAACAAGAAAACCAGTCATATCGATTACTTCCTGGAGGGCAAATGGAATACATCACCTCGATAGCTATCAAGGCGTTTTTTGTGGTTACGGATTATTCGAAAGCGGGGTTTTGGCTGTTTTGGTTAGCGGTTATTTTCGAGGCGTTGCGCCCCGACAGCGTTAGCCCCGCTGACCCCAAGCCGCTGGAGAAGGAGGTTTTTGGCACCGTTACCAGGACGGGCAAGGACGGTGGACGGATCGGTAAGGAGGTCGACTAAACGCGCTTCAATTGCGGGGTTCTGCATTGAGAATGCCTGGCGCAATCCATTGCCACCTGCAACCCCAATCATTGCGCCTTGATTGCCACCAAGAGCATATCCAAGCGCCCCACCTGCCGATTCCGGCCCAAAAACACGTCCCAGAGCGCCCGGCATCATGGACTGCATCATGTTATCCATGGCTAGGTTCTGAGCGGTGTTTGAACCTGCGGAGCGTCCAAGGCTTGAGTTTGCCTCTCGCTGCAAGTCCTTGTGCAGGTTGCGCAATGCTTCCATCTGATCGTCAGTGATCGACTTGGCCTGATTCGCCCCGGGCTGCGCCCGCATTTTCTCAATACGATTGAGCTGGCTCTTCACCTTTCCGAGCAGGAGGGTTTGACTCGTGGTGTCTGTAAGATCAAGCCCTTGCAGGAATTTCTGTGCATCAACAGGTTTAGACAGGTCGGAGTATTGCTTGAGATAGTTCCTGAACCCAGGCGCAGCGGCCTCGATCGAGTCATCAAGAGCATCGCGAACTTGAATCAGTTCGCGGGAAGCCAGCTGCGAGGCTGAGTTGTCACGGCCCGCCACGGTCGTTAGTTGATCATTGATTGACTGACGCACGCCGTAGAGTTGGTCCACATCTGATAGAAGCGGCTTTCCAGTGCCATCCGGCTCGATACTCTGACGAACCTTGGCCAGCGCGCCCGCAACTGCCGGGCGCTGCCCTGAACGAGTTGCCAGAATGCTTTCGATGGTATCGACAACAGGTTTTGCGTCGGCAGGTTTGGCGCCAGCAAGAGCCTGATTAAGAAGCGGGATGGCCTGCTGGTCACGGACTGCCTCGGCGGCCGCCAGGGTGCTTTTGTCCCCTCTCAGATTATCCAAATATGCTGACCTGGCTGTATCGTTCTGAACCTTAATGGCTCCGAATTCGTTCGGAGACTTGTTCAGTGTTTGGCGCTCCACCGCTGCGAGCGCAGGGTTTGCAGTGGCCTGTGCGAGCGTGGGGGTTGAGCCAGGAACGTATGTTGTTAGATCTGGAGTCGTTGGCCCCTTACCTGCAACACGCTGAAGAATGTTCTGCGCCACGCGGGTCTGCCCCGATTGCGTGAACGGGTCAACTAACGATTGAAGCGCTCCTTTTCCGTATTTGAGGCCAGCACCAAGTACTGGAACCCCCAACCCCAGGGCCGCCCCGAGGCCGGCCGACTCCCCCAGGGTTGTGTCGGGTTGCCCGCCGGACAGCAACGCACCACCAGCAGCGCCCTGCTGTGCACCGTAAGCCATGCGCGAAGCTAGGTTGCCGCCCTGTCCACGCAGGAAGTTACCGACACTGGCAAGGGCCTGAGGATTGCCCAGAGCGTTGCCGAGCGCGCGCCCACCCTGAACCGCCACAGCCTCTGCGCCAGCAATGGGGGCCATGACGCCACCAATATTGCCAGCAAGCCTGGAAACGCCGCCCTGAATTCCGGCGTCTGGGTTTCTCGCGTCATAGTCGGCACGACTCTGGGCATTGATCTGCATCTGCTGTTCGGCGGTAGGCATATTAATGCCTGCCTTCCCAAGCAACCCGGTAAGGCCTGATTTCTCTGCGCCTGCGGCAAGCCATTCACTCGGCGCATCGAAAACGTCACTCAGTCCTCGGCCTGCGGCGTTGACGTTGCTGATCCCAGTCTCGCCGAGCTTCTGAAGACCCTGCCATGCAAGACCCAGAGGGCCTGGAGCAGCCTGAGTGGGCGCGGCCGCCGGAACCTGTTCGGGCGCGACAGCCGCTTGCTGTACTGCCGGCGCAGCGGCTTCAGGCCTTGGCCCAAACGCTTGCTCAAAATCATCAGGCGCCGATACCTGGGCTCCCGGGCGCGGCCCGAAGGCAGCTTCAAAGTCGCTATCAGGTAATGCGCTTTGTTTGGCCACTTGGGGCACTCCGTAATTGGTGGAGACTTTGCGCAGATAGTCCTGCGTCTTCGGGCCCCAGGCTGCCTGGTCAGTGCCGCCGTGATAGGCCAGCACTGCCTGTTCGGCGTTTCCATAGCGGCGCAGGTTCTCGTCCAGCAACTTGGCCACGCCTTCGATGGACTGCGCAGGGTCTTTTGGGTCAATGCCCAGCGCCTTTGCGGTGGCCGGGATCTGCTGGCCCAGGCCGGTGGCGCCGTATTCACTGTTGTAAGCGTCAGGATTGCCCGAGCTTTCCGTGTGCACGATGGACGCAATCAGCTTGGGATCAACGTTGTACTTCTGGCCCGCAGCCTGAATCAGCGGGTCCCACCGGCTCACTGTACGTACCCCGCCGCCCGCGCTTTAAGCCAGGACTGCTTGAAAGCCTCCTGATCACGCTTAGGCAAGCTGTCGAGCATCTTGTAGCGCCCTGCCTGGTCCATGTCCTGGGCCACGAACACGCGAGGGTCAATGTCACGACTCCATTGGGTAGAGAACTTGTTGTATTGCTCCGGCGGCAACCCGCTGTTCTGCCATGCCTGGTTTTTGGCCAGGATGGCGCGTTGTCCTGCGATCAACACGTCGATCAGTTGCTGGTTGCCCAACTTAGACAGCTGGGTGCCAGGGTTGGCCGCGGCCGCCGATGCCAGTTTGGAGTCAGTGCCCTCGCCCAAGCCGGCCAATGTCGCCTGAGTCGCCTGGGTTGCGTACTTCTTGAATTCCTCGGCGCTGGCGATCTTCTGGGGGTCGATGCCAATTTTCGCGGCGATATCCGGATTGATACCGGTCACGAATGCCGCGGCGGTGTTGCGCCAGTCGGTGCCCGGGCCCGTGTTGATGTCGGACAGCTTCTCGCGCATGTTCTGGAACTGGTAGATCGACTGCGGCGCAGAATCGGCCTGCGCCTGCAATGACAGCGATGCCTCTGCCGCCCCCTTGCCGATGGTTTGCGCGGCCTCTTGGGCGCCCAGTGCGGGAGCGGCCTGCAAGCCTGGAGCCTGGGTAATCGGCCGCAACCGCCCTGTGCCAAGGCTTCCAGCCTGACCTTGCTGTGGGAGCGAACCACCACCGCCACCACCGTTGGCCAGATCGGCAAACTGCTGCCGCGTGACATTGCGCATGGTCCCGGTGGCTGGATCGAACATCTGCGTCGGTTGCGCGGCGGCTTCGGGTGACATCTGATTGCTGTATACCGTGTTCTGCCCAGTCGGCGCGCCAGTGAGCGGGTCAAACGCAGAAACAATCTGCTGGGCGCCGGTATTGATGGTCTGCTGTTGCGGCATCAGTGTCTTGAGGCGGTCGGCGTCGGTACTGAACCCTACGTACTTCTGTTTTGCCCAGTTCATGAGCTGTGACGGATCGCTGGGCATGTCGGCGGTGAAGTTCACCGCCTCCTCTGGAGTGAATAGGCCCTGCCTGATACCGGTGCTGGCCAGCTGCATGACCGCCTGCGGAGTGATATTGCCGGATGCCAGCAGACCACCGAAACCGCCCGACAGAAGATCGGTACGCTTTTGGGCCATTTCCAGCTTGCCCTTGTCGTAGTTCAGGGCAGAATTGCGCGCCTCATTCACCTGGGCCTGGATCTGCGGCAGGTTGTAGGCCGCCGGACCCTGCGACAGCGCCGCTGTAAGCTTTCCATAGTCGATGGTGCCGTCCGGGCCGGTCGCGTCTTTATATGCCTGAGATGCTGCTAGATTGGCCTGCTGCTGCTGCATAACGCCCTTGAGTTGGGTGGCCATACCCAAGGTTTGCAACAATCCTTGTGGCTGCGCACCTAGCGCGATGGATGGATCAATAGCCATGATTTGCTCCCCTGGGTTTAAGACGTGAGGTAGTTGCCCATAGACGAGCCGAATCCAGACCCCTTGTTTCCATAAAGCGCGTTATAGAGCATGTAGTTGTTCGCTCCCTGCCCGACGGCATTACCTACGCCCATGATCCCAGACGCAGCAGCATTGCCGCCTTGCGTCAGATAGTTGCCAGCACTATTCGCCGCCTGCACGCCCTGCTGCCCAGACTGTGCCGCCGAGTTCTGGCCGGTGTTGACCAGGTTTTGCAGGTTGTTCACGTTGTTCGCCGCCACCTGGTAGTTGGTGTTGAACGTACTGAGCGCCCGGTTGTACTGGTCGCCGTAAGTCTGGTTGGCAAGTCCGGTGGTGAACTGGCTTAAGCCTTTTGCCTGGGCTCCAGATAACCCTAACCCTTGAGCGGCCAACGCGTTGTTCGTGCCCTTGAGCCCCTGTTGCAGGGTGAACTGGTAACCGGGGGTGTTTTCAAGGTTATTCGGGTCAAACTGAAACGTTTGCTGGAGGGTGGCATTGGGGTTCTGGCTAACATTGCCGCTTCCATCAACGTTGTATCCCATGGCTGCCCAAAGCGGGTTGATCGCCTGCTGGCCGAGACTGTTATACGGCTCTAGATCTGCCCGCATTTGGGCGGCGGCTTCCGCTGACTGGTCGGAGGCCTTGCCGGCGGCCTTGGCCTGCTTGCTGGATGCCATGCTTGAGGCAACACCGCCAACAACGGCGCTACCGACAACTGCTGCTGCAACCATGATTTCAGTCCTCCAGCCATTTTGTGTAGGTGACTTCGCAGCGCTCGTACCCCAAGCGCTCGAACAGCCATGACGCATCCATGTGGCACTTGGAGCCGACAAACATGCGGTTCACCCTGCGTCGGCGCAGCTCCTTCTCCACGAACTCAAACAGGATCTTGCCCCCGGCCTGGCCGCGTTCGTCCGGCTTGACGTAGAAAATGTCCATGATGCAGGTCAGGCAGGTTTCGTAATGCAGGCCTGGGGCGATGAAGCCAATGAAGTACCCGGCCAACCGGCCTGAGTCGCGCAGGGTCACCAGCAGAAGTTCGCCGGCCGTCTCCCTGGCCAAGTAGATATCCCACTGAGGTGCCAGCGGAACCTTGTCCTGGTTCAGGGCCAATTCTGCGTAATGCAGCGGAATGACCTTTTTGAGTTCTTCGATATTTGCGCTGAACGGCTCAACGTGTGCAGTGATCATGGGCGGCTACTCTTGATGTCCACCACCAGGTGGATGCGGTCGTGGCCGCTGTTGTTGATGACTTCATGTTCAAGCGCATTGTTGAACCACCAGATTTCGCCGGGCAGCATGGTTACGTGCTCATCCTCACAGCGAAAATCGACGCCTGGGCCAGCCTGCAACACGATGTGATGGCGCTCCCAGTATTCCGCGTGTGCCGGAGTGTCTGCGTGCGGGAATATGCAGCCGCCGACCTTCACGCGATTGATGACACAGCGCCCAAGGCGCGTTCCGCCCACATAGCTCATCAGGTTCATGATCAGTGGGCGGGCCTCTGGCAGTGATGCATAAGCCGGGTAGTCAATGCATTCGTGCTGGTCGTACTTGCTCAGGTGGTCGGCTACTTCGGCCTCCGTTTCCTTTACCGACTTGACCGGGAAGCGCAGAAGGATGGAATCAGTTTCACCGAATGGACCCTGCGGGTAGTCCCGCATATAGGTGTCGGCGTGCCATAGGCCTTGGCTGCGATACAGGGCGTGCACCAAAGGCATTACGTCAACGCCCTGGGCGATCTTCAAGAAATTGCGCATTTTTCTAACACCGATCAGTTGGAAGGAAGGTATTCGACGCCGCTGACGTTGAGCCCGCACCCGGCACCATCGGCGAACAGCTGCGAGCCTGGGGCAAGCTTGTGGTTGATTGCGTCAATAAGGCTGAGGGTCTGCCCGGCCGGGATTGTTCGGGAGGCGATCCGGCATGGCGTCGACATGGATGCTCCAGCGGTGACGCGGTACACGTTTACCGTCACGGCCGCGCCCGTGGGGTTTGTCGCGGTGCACGCATGGATTGCAGCCATGGTCGCGTTCGGCGCCGTGTAGCAGGAGGCTGGGGTTGCCGAAAGAACAACCGCCGAAGCCATTTCCGTGTAATTGATCACTGCTGTTTCTCCAGCAAGAAGGTGGCATTTTTGGCCGTGGCGACATTGCCGGAGTTGGCAGCGCTCCAGTTCCAGCCGATGGTGAGGGTGTTCGAGATAGTGGTGTTTAGCGCGGCGCTCACAGAGCCAAGGGCGGGGCCGCCCAGCACGTTCCCGGCAGAAGTCAGCATGCCGGCTATCTGCATGGTTCCTGACGTACCAGTCGTCCGGGCAGTGATCGAGACGCTGTAGGCAACGCCAACCCCTGACTGGGCGGCGGCGGGAAGCGTGAATACCTGGGTCAGGACCTTGGTAGCGCCGGATTTAATCCAAACGGAAAGCGTTCCTGCCGATGCTGCCGAGGTAATGAGGCCGGTCAGGCGCGCCGCCACGGTAGTGCCGGCGACGATTGATGACGCAGGCAATACGAATGTCAGGATGGGGCCGTCTGCCGTACTGTTCTGCGTCACGACATCAGCCAGCAGGGCAGTTGGACTCACGACCGGCAATGACACGGAATCGAGTTTGGCCTTGTCGGTAGCTGACATGAACCCGTTCTGGGCGGAGCTGGCTACCTCATGCAGTGCTGGGTCAGCTTGTAGCCCGTGAGTCGGCACAATCCCTTCAGGGGCTGCCTCGGACTGGGCGATAACTACCGGAACCACTTCAAATGAGCTGACCTGCTCCTGAGGCATCACAGCGGCTTCTACGGTCGCTCCAACAATGGCGCTCTCTGAGGCCGAATCGACACCCTCGGAGCCGCCAGTGCGCCTGACAATGGTGCTGAAGAATGCATGCCAGACCGGATTGATGAAGCCGTTACTGTCGAAGATCGGTGTGCCCGTGTCGGGGATCTGGGTAGACAGGTTCATCTGGTGGCCTGCTGGATCTGTATGTATGCACCGTTCAAGGCTGTCGGGCAATCAGCGGACCAGGACAACTCAAATACACGGCTTCTGGCCTGGCCCAGCCGAAGAAATCGGCAGTCCTTCAAATACCCGCCACGCTGGCCAAGCGTCGAGCTGATCGACGTCCCCCAGGACGCTCCCTTGGTATCACTCCAGCGCAGGCGCACCTCTGGCGGCGTGCCATAACTTCCTTCACCTACCTCCATAGCGGCCTGGAACTGCTGATAGGTAACGCGGTTTCCGTCATCAGCCATATGCGGGAATGAGCGCACGCGGCGTACAGGACGCCCATCGTCCGAATAGGCATCTAGACGCAGCTCGTAAATCACGCCGCTCTGGTAATCACCGATCAGGTGCATCCCGTTCCAGTAGCTGAAACAGCCGGCCATATGCCGGTTGAAGTTGCCCTTCTTGTCCATGGTTGCGCGTTCATGCCACTCGCTGGTGGCGGCGTCGAACACCCAAGTTTTGTTGGCGGATGGGAAGGTAATGACGTACCAGTAATGGCCTGACATCTGGTGCACGTAGGCGAAGGCATCATCCACCCGCGCATAGGTCTGGAACTCGTTTTCAATGGCGAAGGTGCTGATGCGCTCCCGGTCATAGTTGACGGTGCGCAAGACCATGCAATTGCCCTCTTTCGACCTGCTGAGCCAATAGAGCGAGCCATCTGCCTGGGCTATGCTGTCGGCCGAGGCGCATCCGAATTCGATGAATGTCCCGGCTGTGCGCGAGAACGTGAAGGCCGCGCCGCCGGTGTTGGACCAAATTTCAGTGGTCTGCTGGCCGAACAGAAACACGTTGCGCCGGGTAGCGGCCACGGCCACCAGCGTATCCGCTGCGCCCGATTTGCTGGCGAAGTCCAGCGAGTCAAAATCGGCCTCGTTGAGCAGCGAGATATACCACTGCTTTGTACCTGGCCGGTTCAGCAGGATATAGCCGTCCACCAGGTCAACCCTTGATGATCCGTAGAACGCCTCGTTGACGATCTTGGCGAAGGCCAGCGTCCGAAGGTTGATCGTGTACCCGGATGCGGTGCCGTCAACCACGATTATCTGGTTTCCATTGTCGAGCATGTAGCACCGACTGTAGGCCGAATCAATTTGGCCCAGGACGGTGACAGTGAAATCCAAATTCACCCGAACCACGGACTGTCCAACAACCCCAAACAGGCGGTTATCGGTGCTGGTGTACATGCAGCGCCAGCCGGTGTAATCACCGGCATCCCCTTTTTTCACTGCGCCGGGCGTCGGGTAAAACGTTGCCGGAAACTCTTCACCCTCGGGGTTTTTCTCTGCGTACAGATTGACGCAGCGCTGGCAAGCGGCGATCAGGCTGCGTGACTGATAGGCGCCGGTAGTAAGCGGGACTTTCATGGCTATCGGTCCGAGTAGACGTTGTAGGACCCGCCAGGCATCACGGCGGCCGGCATTTGCAGCTTGGCAACTTGCAGATTCGACTGGCGCACGGTTGCTAGGCTGGCATTGGCCAGGGCAATAACCACCGGATTAGGCTGCAAGCCATAGTCCGAATAGAGGCGCCCGGCCAGGTTGTACATCAGCGCCTCTTCATAGACTTCTGGAAGCGTGATGTCGTCATATGCAGACGGGAAGCGACCCAGCGGACGCAAGGCCAGGATATGCAGCTCATAACCGGCACCGGCCACCGGCCAGACATGGAGGATGCCCAGCGGCATTTGCGGGTCATACCAGACCAGCGAAGCCATCGACGCCATGGTCTTGGTCGACACCCTGGCGTAGTCGGCGATCGACTGGAGCAAGTCCAGCGGATAATCAATTGGCAGCCCTGGGTTGTTCAGCTGACGGCAATAGGCCCCAGACAGCTTTGAGGGGCGCGGTGTATCAAAGTCGCCACCAACACCCACCGTATAGGTTTGTGCGCCTGTGGCGGTGCACGGAACGTCCACGATCTGGTAGACCACGTTCCGCTTCACCGACCATTGCGCCATCATCATGTTGAGCTGCTTGAACGCGTCAGACACATCCTCATCCGATGCGGTTTGACCGACCCCCAGCACGCCTATTTTCTTTAGCGCCAGGTTGATCAGCTCTACTGGGGTGGTCATGGGGTCAGACCTCGGCCAGTTTGGCGTCGATTGCAGCCTGGATCTTGTCGGCGCCGGTTCGTGGGTGCAGGTTCAGGCCCAGTTCCTTGGCATCCGTCAGCAGCTTCTGGCGCGCTTGCTCGGCCTCATCGGCAGATGGCACCTCTACGAACTGCTCTGCATCGCCCTGACGTCCGCGGGCGGTGAAGGCATTGAACAGAAGATTCAGCACACCAGGCGCTTCGCCATTCAGCTCTTCATAGTCGAGCCATTTGGTGAACAGCTCGCGGTGGTCGGCAGGCGGAATACCGCCAGAGCCTTGCGCCAGGCCCGCAGCTTCCGCCTCAGACTTAGGAAATGGGGTGTCAGCCCATTCATCACCAAGGTCGCTTTCTTCACGCTGGCTTTCAACCACCACCGCGGTGAGGGTCGGGTGGTACTTCCACTTAGGGAAATCCATGATTATCTCCAATCAATAAAAAGGCCCCGAAGGGCCTTGAAGGTGGCGAGCGCTTACAGAACGTCGGCGATGCCGATGCCCCACTCAGGACGCGGAGTTGCGTAGCCGTAGAGGATGTCCAGGCGGCTGATGAACACGTCATTGGTGATGTCGAAGCCACGCAAGAAGCGCATCGACACGCCGTCATAGGTCTCGCGGTGCGCCATATCCATGTTGCGCGGCAACGGCAGGTCAGCAGATGCCATGGTGATCGCCATCGGGTCCATCGCAAAGTTCTTGCGGAAGGTCACGCCGGCACCGCCCACCAGGGTGATCAGCGCGCCGTTGGCCGGCGATGCGGTAACAGTGCCGTAGGCGACGTTGCCAGCAGCAATTGCCGGGTAGATTGGGATGGTAGTGGCGCCTGCACCAACGTTGGCGGTGACCACGAACTGGCGCAGCTCGCCGGTGGATTGCTTAGTTACCGGGTTGGTGCCGAACACGCCCGCGATGGTGATCACGTCGCCCTTGGCGAATGTGCCAGTGATTGCTGTCACCGTCAGAGCGCTACCAGTTTGGTTGGCACCGTTTACAGCGCCCGCCGAGTAGGTGCCGTTGGTGTGTTTGATGACGGTCTGATCCATACCCCAGTCAAAGCCCAGGGTATCAATCCCCATTTCACCGCTCTTGTACTGATCGCCCACCTTCTGGGTGTTGTTGAACAGCCCTTTCAGGCTGTCAACAGTGCGGGCCTGGGTGCGAGGGTCAAGAATGGTCTTGCGGCGCCCACGGGCGTTCATGCGCGGCGTTGCCGTCATGTCCAGACGTGCGCCCGCATCCAGCCAGGTGCTGGAGGTCGGCGTAACGATGGTGCCGGTACCGTCCGTGGCCATGCCCTGGAATGTCAGGTTAGAGAAGCTATCAACCGACTGCATCACATCTACAGCGACACCGCCGGCCAGAGCATTCACCGCCGGCATGATGAAGCGTTCACTGAAATCATCGATCGACAGCGCCAGTTCGGCAGAGTTGAAGCCCATATCGACACCCTTTTGGGTGGCGACAGTCAGCGGGACCTGCCGTTCGTTGGTGTCCTGCGGAACAGCGACACGGCCAGAGCGCACAATGTAGTCATTCGGTAGACGGATGCGCAGGGTGTCACCGATCTTGCCGCCGGTTTTGGCGAAGCTGTCGTCGTATTGGGTATCGATGTTGCGCAGGAACAGGTTGCTGTTCTTGAAGAGGCGCAAAGCCTCGCGGGTGATCATTTGGGGGGTTAACAGGGAGTTAGCCATGGTGCGTTTCCTTTAACGAGATTTTGAGTTCTTTTCTCGCCATTTCGCCCACTCAGCCATGGACATCTTCGACGGGTCAGTCTCAACCGTCGTAGAGCCATCGATGGGGGTGATTGGCGCAGGTGCTTTCGAAACAGCCTTGGGCACTGGCTGGGCAGCTTTAAGAGCCAGCCTTTCCAGTTCCCGGCCTTGCTGTACTGGCGGTAGAGAGAGAATGCGGGAGGCTTCTTCTGGGTTCTTACCCAGGGCGTAGATGACCTTGTGAGCGTCATCCATACCCAGGATCGATTCCACGGAATCCTGGCTAATGCCCAGGGCGTCCAGCGTCACAACAGCGCTCTGGAAGTCTGGGTACTGCTCGGCGCCCACCTTCGATACCGTCTGGCCCCGCTCGGCAATAGCCTGGTGCTGGGCCTTTTCCGCAGCGCGTTTCTCGACCAGTTCGTCGATATTCGGTTGCTGTGGAGTGACATCGGTAGCGTCGGCCTCACCGCCCGCTCTCAACTGCTCTACCAACATGCGGTACCGCTCGGCCGCGCCGGTGCTGGCCTCGGCTTTGCGTTCCGCTTCGTGTCGCTGCCGCGTCAGTTCACTGATGCGCTTGAGTGCCCACGCGTTGGGGTCCTTCCCTTCCTGCGTGTCGGTGGGCTCTTGCGTGCTATCAGTGGGTTGCGCGATGTCGCTGGTGGACTGGTCCAGCAATGTGTCGTCCGGCTGCGTCGATTCCGCATCCTGCGAGGTTGTATGCACCTGGGTTTCGTCAGTCATGGCCTTGGTATCCAAGTAATCAGCACCGGGGAACCGCCCGGAGTCGGGTTTATTGCAAGGGTTGCAGCATTGGCTGCGCTTCCGGTGGTGCCGGCTGCGCATCAATTGGGGATGGGTCTGTAAGGGCGGTGGCCACGGCCTGCTGAGCCATGATTGAGGCTTGCACCGGGTCAAGTTTGGCCATCAGCCCATCAAGGCGGTCTGTGATGGCTTTGTAGGCGTTGATTTCGTTCGCCTTGTCCTTGTCGCTGGCCTTCTTGTCGTTGTCAGCGGCGGCCTGCATGGCGGCGGCAAGCTGGGCTTGCAACTGCTGGATCTGCTGCTGGGCGGCTTCCAGCTCTGGGGGCGGGCCTTCGCCGCGGATGTTTGCGGGAATGATGTTCTTCCAGCGCTCGGCCAGTTCATCCGAAAGCGGGAAGCCGGCGGCTGCGAAGAAAAGATCGCCGGCATTGGGCATAAAGTTTGGATCACTCATCGCCAATTGGCACATAGCCTCAAACGCTTCCTCGCGCTTGCTGGCATAGCTCGGACCGCTCTCGGCGATAACCTCGTATTTGCCCATGGCCGGGTTGAACGCCCGGTCCACACCGTCAGTACCATCGGTCTTAGGCTGCTCAACCATTGGCTGCTGCTGGTTGGGGTCGATGCGCACGGTGTCGTCGCTACCATCCTCGGCGAGGATGCGCAGCGTGCGCGGCGTGTCGTAGATCTTGGGGATGATGTCTACCAGGATCTTGCCCGTGTACCGCACGGCCTTGGCCTGGTTGTCCCGGTACTGCATGGTGGCCCGGTCCGACTGCTTGACCCGCTTGCCGATGGCCACGCCGGATATCTCGTTGGACGGAGCGCCCATCAGCGGGTCATTCTGGCCGCTGACCATCTTCATTTCTTCGGCTGCAACCTGCATACCTTGGATGTAGGCGGCGCTCATGACGGGAGGATCGGTGCGCATAGGTGGCGCAACAGGATTCCCTGCGTCGTCAATATCGTTGTATGGCAGGTGCGAGTGGTTTTCGGTGTTGGCCGTCTCCCAAATGCTCTCGTAGCCTTCAATGGCCTTGGCGCCGGTCACCCATGGGGTTTTGGTCTGGAGCGCTACGTACTCAACAGCACCTGACGACCAGTAGTTGTACATGCGCTGCGGGTCTTTCAGGTTGCGAACGTGCCCCTTGCGATCCAGCTTGCCATCGATGAGGGTTTCCTCACCCACGACGCGCACGATAGGGATAGTCGTGCCTGGCCACTCGCTGCGGTCTATGATCTGGTCACCAGCGATCAGGCACCAATCAACCTTTTGCTTCTGGATCGGGCGGCGCTGGATTTCCTTATCGGCCATGGCCAGCTTGGCCAGCTCTGGATCGGCCTTCATAAGCTCGGACTGGGTGATCATCGAGATTTGCACACCATTGACGCCATCAGGCCAAGGCATGGCAATCAGCGTGTCTTTCTCGTAGGTGATGTAGTAGTACTCGGCCACGCGCACCGTGTCTTCATTCGACCAGTCGTCGCGCTCGCCCATGGTGGTACTCGCCACCTTGTCCTTGTACGCCGGGTATTTGCGGTTGAAGTCCTCGACCTTCATGTCGTCGAACACGAAACCATACTTGGCATCGCTGCCGTCCATTTCCTTGATGTCGGGATCCAGATAGACCGACAGTGGGTTGCGGATACGGCGGATGTAGATTTCTTGGTCGAACGAGTCATCGCCAGCGTATTCGGTCACCACGCGCCAGTAGCCAATGCCGGTCTTGACCTGGAAGTCCAGGGCGGTGTCGTAGGCATCAGCAGCGTTCGACTGGTACTCAATGTGCCGGATAACGCCCTCATAGACCTGGGCCGACTCGTAGCTGGCATCACCGCCCACAGCACTGACCTTCACGCTGGGCCGGTTCTCTTTGGCCTCGTTGATCACCATCAGCGCGTGTTGGCGGGTTTTGTTGATGGTCAGCGACGGCCGCTTGTCCTGGTCCCGGTTCTTGCGCATGCCCTCGGGCCATTGGTAGCCGTTGTCCGAGTCAGCATTGACGAACTTCAAGTCAGCCAAGAACAGGGTACGAAAGTCGGCCTCGAAGTCCTGGCACCGCTTGAACCGTGCTTTTGCTTCGGTCAGCAGTTTGTCGTCTTCTTTGTCTGACACGGGCTATCCCATCCACGAGTTTGAGCCGGCACGTGGCCTGGCTTTGGGTTTTGCTGTTGCTTTTGGCTTGCCCACGGCTGATTTCTGTACGGCGAAGCGCCGCATCATGTAGGCGTAGCGGGTTGCAGATAGCAGGTCGTCGCGCAATTTCACGATCTTCCCGTCATCGCCGCGGTGGTAGTTCAGCTTCTCGTCGAACCATTCGTGCAAGTGGCTGAATACCTTGAAGGTGCCGCTATCCATGCGGCTGTACAGCTCCACCAGGCCGGCTTCAACACCAACACCGCCGGCTTGCCACGTTGCGTGCTCAAGACACATCTTCCAGCCAGCTTTGGCGTATGCGTCACGCTGCTGGTTGCCGCTGGACTTCTCCGATTGCAGGCCATCCGCTGGCCATGCAGTGAACACGCCGGCCGCCCACGACTTGATGGCCGACCAGGCAACCTCGGGAACGGTCTTTTGCTTCTTCCAGGCATGCGTGACGTAGATCACGTCCGCATCCTTGTCCCATGCCAACTGGATATGGGCCTGCGGGTGATCCCAACCAAAGTCCATGCCGTTGATCAGCCACCAGTGGTCCGGAATCTCGAAAGGCTCGCACTTGATGGCGTCGTTGCCGATATCGAAAATCAAGCCGGCGCCGAGCAGCGGCATACCCTTGGTGCGCATATCGCGCTGCCATTCCGGGTACTGGCTCAGCAGGTTTCGCTTCGTCGCCTCGCTGAGGTGCGGTGCGTCGTCCCACGTGGCGCGCTGCATGTACTGGCTTTCGCCAGGGGTATCCATGAACTGGACAACAAGTTCTGTTCGCCCGTTTTCCGGGGTGAACGTCAGAATCCCCCGGCCACCTCGCCCCCTGTCGCCGTTGGCTGTACGGGTGATGACCTGCGGGAATATGGCCTTGTCGCGGGGCTCTTCGTCGATGTGGTACCAATCGACCACGTCACCCATGATTGCGTGCTGGCCCTGGCTGTAAGACCAGAACTGGACCGTGGCAATGCTGCCGCTTGCATGCTTTACCCGGACCTCACGCATTGCGCCGGAGGTGCCGGTGGCCGACAGGTGCCCGACGATGCGGTCAGCTGGGATCAGGCCACCAGACCACTTGCCGCCCTCATACGTGCCGAACAAGGGATTTTGCAGCAGGTCGCGGGTTTTCTCCATGGAGAAGCCCAGCAGCCAGCACATCGGTGCATGGTCGAACCTGTGGCCCTCCCATCCCTCGGGATACTCACCAAGCAGGTGGGCCGCGTCCACGGTCAAGCCTGTGCGCGTCTTGCCGACCTGGTTGGCCGCCATGAGCATGCATGCCGAATATTCAGCCGTAGCCTTGATGAACCGCAGCTGCCACTCGTACAACGATGCAAACTGAACCTTGAACAGGCGCTGCCTTGCGCGGCGCTCTTTTTCCTCGATCAGCTTCAACAGCTCCTGCTGCGCCGCCCTACGTTCCAGCGAGGCGTGCAAGTCTGGCGGCGATCTGTGCATCGAGTTCGTCGTCCGTCAGGTTGGTGTGGTTGATGTTGCCGCTGTGATTGATCTGATCGCGGAAGGCGTTCACGTCCACATGCTTGCCGATCAACTCCAGGGCGCGCAGCTTGTCGTGGAACTTCACCTTTCCGGTTTTCATGTCCACTTCCTTGACCATCTGGCGCCAAATCAGAGGCCACTGCTTGATAGGGAGAAGCTTGCCGTCATCGTCGTGAATCGCGGCCAAGTCCATTTGGTCGATGGCGGTGAGCCTGGTCAGCACGTAGTCAGCATCGATCTGCAAGCGCTTGCTGCGGGCTTCCATGCCTGCCCTGATGGCCGCTGATACCTCGGGGTTCTGCATGAGGTTGTACGCCTGGTCCTTGGCGCCCTTCTCGGCGTACCCGGCGCGTATGGCGGCCTGGGTTTGATTCAAATCCTTGTCCGCCAGGTACTCAGCAACGAATCGCTGCCGCTTCGCACTCATGGCCATGGTTCAAACGGTCTCGTATTGGGCGTAGAAGTCCTCGGCATCCCACGCGGTAGCCGCGCCGTCCAGCCACGACACAACCTGGCCTTCTTTCACTGCCAAGGCGGGAGCGCCGTTGAGAACAAACGTGGATTCTTTGGCGGCGACATCGACCTGATATGCCTGTGAGCGGATCAGGTTGGCCACGTCAGCCGACTGCACGAGAACGTCGGTCACCTCAATCGCCTGAACGGTTGGGGCTTTCTGTTTGAATGTGTTGGCGGTCATGGCTTGTTCCTCATGGAGTCGTAGGAGCGCTCACAGGCGAATCCGGCCCGGCGACTTGCGTCAAGCGCTGTTGCCAGCTCGCCCGCATGGTTGTCAGCTTCTGTGCGCAGCTGGGCGAGCAAATCGGTAAGGTCGTCGATTGTCTTGCCTCTTGCGGTAAGGCGGGAACGAAGGGCGGCGCGGTCGGCAAGCAACTTGGTTTGCTGCTCGCGCAGGCTGACACCCACAGCAACAAGCTCAGCAGCGTGAGCGTCATCGCTGATCTTTTGATTGGCTGCATCGGTACGTACCTGTTCAATGGCTTGCTGGTGCTTCTGTTCGGTCTGACGGGCCTTCTCGCTGTCTTCCCGGGCTTGGGTGGCGATGCTGGCCACGTAGTTCGCGTGGTCGGTCTGCGCGTTGTCCAGGCGATGCGTCTGGATGCCCGCCACGATCACCAGCAGCACAATGGCGGCGATCAAGTAGCGGGGCATGGAGGGATTCCTTACTCGGCCGAGTGCAATTGCTGTTTGAGCGCGTAGCCCATCAACGGCCAAATCTTGGTGATTGCGTTCTGGCGAGCGACCTTCTTGCCAATCTCGGCGTCGAAGTTCGCCTTGGTCACGCATGCGCTCTCACCGGTTACTGTGAAGCCATTGCGCAGCACCAGGACGCAGAAGGTCAGCAAGGCCAATTCGCCGTGCGCGCCGGTGAGTCGGGTCAACTCATCCTGTGAATTGAAGGCGGCCTGCACACCATCGGCAGCAGTAAAGAAGTACTCGCCGACGATGTTGGCTTTCAGGTCTGCCGGGGTGATACGCGGCGCGGTCAGGCCCTTGGCTTGAATCTCTTGCTCAATCGATTGATCGTTCACGGGTATTGCCTCTTCGGTTGGGGAATTCATTGCGCGGCCATGCACTTGGCGTGGCGCTCAAGCTGTCGAGTCCAGACGCCGGCGCAGCGCTTATTGCCCGGTGTCGAGCAGTCGAAGCCCGCGGCGAACTTGTACTTGAGCAAGTCATTGCAAGCCTGGGCGTAGTTGCCGGCCAGCAGGTCGCGGCGCGGCGAGCCCTTGAGCCAGGTGCCAATGCCGTACTGGCCCACGAAATCCATGTAGATATCGAATTCAGCCTGGTGCAGCTTCACGCCCGGCAGTGATGCGGCGAACTGCTTTTCCGCCTGGCTGTTCAGGTTGCGGGCCAGGACTTCGGCGCGGGCCGGGGTGATGGTGTCGCCCATGCGGACCGGCGAACCGTCTTCGTAGCGGGTTGAGCCGTGGCCGATGGTGGGAACGTCGCCCTTGGTGGGGATCACGGCAACAGGGGTGAACCCTTCGCTGGCCTGCCAGGTGGCGAAGCCGGCGGCGCTCAGGCTCAGCGCAGCGACGGCGATGCGCTGGCGAAGGACAGGGTTCATATTCCGCACCTGTCCATCAGGGCCTTGATGCGGGCTGCGCTCTCGGCGTCTGCCCTTCTGGCGTCTGCGGCAATGGCTTCGGCCTCCCGTCGATCACGGCGCGCCTGGAAGTAAACGTTGATCAACAAGCCCAGCACGGCAATGCCAACGCCCGATATGCCGATCCAGTTGACTTGGGAAAGCCAGCCGTAGAGGCCAACGGCGCCGCCGGCGAGCATGCCTTTGTTAGCCACCGACGCACCCACCACCTCTACGATGCTCTCGGGCGTCGGGTTGGCCATGTTTCTGCTCCTGCCTGGGGCGTCCATACGGGCCTCCAGTAACGAAAAAGCCCCGGCAAATGCCAGGGCTCAGGGATTGTTCCAGGCAACAAAAAACCCGCACTTGGCGGGTTTCTGGTGACCGGGCGTAACTTTGCAACGTGGGGAAAATGTACCGGAATGCTCGCCATTTGGTCAAGCGACCCGTTTTGTCACGTCACCGACGCGCTGGCGTTGGCTCCAGTACTCGCTGATCCGGTCGTTGTACACCAGGTGACGTCCTGGGTTCTCCTGCGTGTCGCTGCCCCACTCGCGTCGGTACGCGGCGCCGTAGGCGTTCATGCGACGGAACCAACGACGCAGCTGCTCGGTGTCCATGGCGTTAAGGCGTGCGTGCAAGGCTTCGCGGGCCGCATCGCGGCGAGCGGCGTATGTCTCGGCCCGCAGGTCGGCAGCGTGTGCGCGGTCATGCAAGTCCCATCGGCTGGCACCGTAAATCTTGCGCTCGGCCATTTTCACGATCACCGCCGCCACGGGCTTCAACGCCTTCGCGTCGAGGGTGTCCACGGTCTTGGCGATAGCCGACCAGATGCCAGCCCAGTCCCGCGCCCAGTGGCTCACGCTCACCTTTGTCCCGTACCAGTCGTGCACGAACTCAATCACCCGGCCTGGGCCCCATGGTTCGCGCCCGTTGACGGCGGCTTGGTGGCTGCGTATCGCGGCCAGGGCCATCCAGTGGGCAACCTCCCTGCGCTTGGCGCTGCATTCGCCCAGCTCGACCGTCAGGACCACCAGGGCGTGCGCAATGCTCATGTCCTGGCCATTGGCAATCGGGGAGTACAGCGCGTGCCCGAAGTGCTGCAAGGGCTTGGGCAGCGTGCCGATGGCGGACTGCACCAGGCCAGCCGCCAGCATGTGTGCGCACCGCCCGTTGCTGTCGCGCATTGAGGGCATGGTCTCGCCGATCACCCTGCCCCGCTTGCCCAGCTTGATGCGCTCCTGGGCCGCTGCCAGCACCGAGTCGCGGCTCTCGTGAAGCGCTTCCCGCCAGGCTTGTCGTGCGCTGATCAGTCTCATACATCCCCCTTGCGTATTTTCGCGTATCTCTTGTCAGTCACAGGCACAGCGGCACAATTCGAACGTGGACGCCAGGGATATCGCCCCAGCGCCGTCTGAACGATCCATCCGTAACCTGCACGTCATCCTTGAACACAACGCCGTTGAGAGCGTCACAGACGGCTTTGAGGACGTTGTCGGCATCTGGCTTTTTGGTGCAGGCGATATCCCCCGCCAGTGCCTGGGCCTTCCACTTTTTCGACTTGGATTGAGGCACGCCGTGGACAATGCGCAGCTCGATCATCACCGGGCCTTCGATCAGGTCCCGGCCTTGCATGACGTCCTGGGCGGCGAGCGCTACCAGCCCCTCATAGGCCACGGTCTTGGCCGGCGTGTACATGCGGGCGAAGTTGCCGACCTTGCCGATGCGGGCGCGGCCTTTGCCTTGAGGATCGCCTGGAACGACGAACGACACGGGTTTGAGGTTATCCACGGGTAACCCCTCCGCTCAAGTGGTCGGCCAATGCACCAAAGAATCCGCCTGACTCTGTGCGTGCCTGGGTGCAGCCTGGGCAGTGGCAGCCAAGGTTCCAGCTTCCCTTGCCGCGATACTCGTGAACCGGTTCGCCTTCCTGCCAGCCCTTGCAGTTACGGTTCCCGCAGACATCGCACGTCGGTTGCTTGTTACGCATGTTCGTCTCTCCGAATCTTGAGCATGTCCAGCAACTGGTACCGGGCCGCTTTGGGGTCTCTTGGGATTTGAAGCTTGTCGACGATGCGCTCCGCTTCCTGGCGGCTGTGCTCCAACTGCACCTGATGACGTGGCCGCATGCTGTCGTGGCTCAGGCCCTTGGCAATGCGCCCTTCCAGCGGCTGGCCGGTTTGTGCACGGCGCATGACGATGGCGTAGTTGCGTTCGAAGCGTTGGCGCAGCGCCTTGTCGTTGTTCGAATCGGTGTGCAGGTCGTAGGTGCTGGTGGCTTCGGCTGCGATGCGAACAGCGGGATGGCTGTACGTGCCTGCACGGGCTTCGTCCCAGGCTTGGGCTTCCGATGGCAGATCGTTCACACGCTTGCACAGGTCGACAAAGTCGCTTGGCGATGGAGGGAACTTGCACTCCTGGACCATGCGGTGCAGGCCACGGTTGATCGCGTCGTCACCGAAGTCCTTGACCACGGTCAGCCACACGCGGCGAGCCATTTGCTCAGCCTTCGCATCGCCGTAGTGTTTCTCGTACCAAGCCGGGAACGCAGTTTTCAGCGTTGCAAACACGCGGCGTACGGCCTGGCGAGCTTCGGTTTCCATCGGGGTGACGTTCTCAGCTACCGGCTCACCAAGTTGGGTCTGTGAGGATGTCGTGAGCGTTACGCGTGCGGCCTTGAGTAACTCGTCTACCGGTTTCATTGGGTGATCCCCCGTTGGCTTGCTGGGTGCGTGCTTGGCGTTTCAGTTGCTGGGCGAGTGCGTGTTCCCACTGGGCCTGGGTTTTCAGGTCATCGGGTCGGCTGATCCAGTACGAGCGGAATTCGAGAAGCTGGTCGGCTTCGAAGGTTTGGTTTGCCATGCCATTGCGGAACAGGACGGCGGTGAAGGTTTTGGGGTCTGGCTCCCAAGCGTCGTGCAGCGAGAATTTCGTCTGCGCGGTATGTGTGTGTAGTTCTTTATCTGTATCTGTATCTGTATCTGTATCTCTTATCGTTGAGTTTTCGTTCAACGGAATTTCAACGGGCGTTGAACGGGCGTTCACACCCTTTGTTTTCCTGCCGTTCGCACGTGCTGCTCGCGCCTCGGCAGAGGCTTTTCCGGCTGCACTTCGCTGATTTTGGGTGGCGTGCACAGCCTCCAAATCTCGCTCAATTCGGTCGTGAACCCACTCACCGGAACGCTCGTTGAAAAACTCGTTCAACGACCGTTCAACGTCCGTCCAACGCTCGTTCGATAGCCGTGCAATCCGGGCCAGCCGGGACACGGGGATAGGTTTGCCGGTCTGCCAGTAGTTGAAGATCAGCAACAGATACGCACCGTGCTCCTCGGTGGTCAGGTGCATGGTGTCGGCCAGGTAGTCGGCGACGTACAGCTGCATGTACGGGAGGGCTGCCATGGCTATTCCTCCTGCAACTGGTCAACGTTCTGGATCAGTTCCATGTACCGCTTGGCCTGATGCAGAAGGGTTTCAATATCCCGCTTGTCGAAGCACTGCATTGCCTTGGGAACCACTTTCAAGTCGAGAAAAGCCAGGATTTGACAGAACTGCTCAAACTTCTCCGGCTTCATGCGGCTGATCGTTGCTTCGTCGCAACCGACTGCAAGTGCCACGGACGCATTGCCGACAGATGCAAGGGCCTGCATGAGAACGGAGTAGTTCTTGCGGGCCCTTACGGTCTGCTCTTGGCTTAATGGGCTCGTCGACATGGCTAAGCCACCGACTGAGACCGGCTTTCTTGGCCGGCCTTCAGTGCTCCATCAGTGAGCTTTTCCAGCTGGTACTGGCGCAACTCGGGGACTTCATCCCCCCACTGTCGCACGGCCTCATAAGTAATTTTGAGAGCCCGTGCGAGCTTGGGGATGGAGCCGTAATAATCAATCGCTGTTTGGCGTTTCATGGGCACCTCCAATGCTCTTACGCCAAATTCAAGCATGCTTGTATTTAATAAGCAAGCATGCTTGACAAGCGAACTTGTAGATTTGGCGAATGAACATCACTGATCGAATGACGAAACTTGTACTGGCACGGAAGCCTGAAACCGGCGTGCGTGGCGTAAAACGGCTGATCGCGACAACATGCGATGTTAGCTACGAAGCTGTGCGCCAATGGTTCGCCGGGGACACTGGAAATATCAAAAACCACAACCTGCTGACCCTGGCCCGTGGACTGGATACGACGGTCGACTGGCTATTGGATGGTGTCGGCGATCCACCGAGGCGGCGTGCCATGGACAACGTAGTGATAGGCGACTTCTCCCGACAGCAGCGGGATGACGAAATCGAAATTCCTCAGTACGACGTGGTGGCCTCGATGGGCCCGGGCCAGGTTCTGCCAAAGGAATACATCGAGACGGTCCGAAACATCACTGTTCGCACTGAGTACCTGCGCGAACAGGGCATCACCTACACCCATGGCGACAATCTGTCGGTGATCACCGGATTCGGCGAAAGCATGGGTGCTACCTTTTCCAGCGGTGACCCACTGATCGTTGATCAGGGCGTTAACGAGGTAGTGGTTGATGGTGTCTACGTCTTCACGCTGGACGGGATGCTGTACATCAAGCGCCTGCAACGTCTGCCGAAGATGCTGCGCATGATTTCGGACAACGAGACTTTCCCTCCCTACGATATAAAGGGTGCCGAACTGACCGACCTGATCATTCATGCCCGCGTCCTGCTGGCCTGGAACGCGAGGAAGTTATGAGATACGGATATGTGACGTTTTTACCGATCGTTTTTGCGCTATCAGGATGTGCTACCCAGCTCTCCCCCGCCGGCGCGCAGGTCAAGGTGGTGACAGAGGCTCAGCGTGAGAAATGCACCCTATTAACCATAATTTCCACCGAGCAATCACTTGGACCGGATAAGCCTGGCAATGCACTGCGCAAAGCCTTGAACGAAGTGGCCGCACTTGGCGGTAATGGGTTCAGACTGATCAGCAGCAATGTTGGTTTTGACGGGGCATCGGTTACCGGCGAAGCGCTGAAGTGCGGACCTACAATTTAAGGAGATTGATCAAGTGGAATGGTATTTTGTGGCGTCCTGGGCCTGCTTTCTCATGCTTTTCGCCAGAATTAAATCCCTCCGCAATGAGTGCGAGTCCTTGAAGGTCGGTCTTTACCATACCGAACGGAAGCTTGATCAGCTTTTGGAGAGCTTTGATTTTGCTATTTGCGAACTACGCGACTCCACGAAGGACACTAACGATTTCCTAAAAGGGTCCGGCATGTACGACCCCCGGTACCGAAGCGACCCGTAGGTCATCCAAACATAATTTTCAATGCCCGCCGCCGAGCGGGCTTTTTTTCGTCTCAAGGAAAAATACACAAGTGAACTTGCATATCAGATACAAGCATGCTTTTATAAGTGCAAGTCCGCTTGCATATGCGGAATACGGCGCAAGCCACCGCTCTTTAGTTCCACCGCCTCACCTTGCCGGATCACCACCGGCCATTGCTTCAACTGTTACGCGATCAGGCACAGCGAGCCCTGATCCCTGGGGGCCTCCCCCAGTCCGGCGCGGCAGGGCCGGTAAGTGGAGTGTCAGTGAAGGCTGACTGTCGGGCCCCGAAGGCCCCCGAGAAAGTAATCGCCCAGTCCGCAGGTGGCGTGTAACAGCGGCCAG